TGCTAAACGAAACGATTTAGGGTTTCGTGGCATTTTTGTAAATAATATTTAGGACTCCAGGGGAGGACGCCAGGAGAGCTCTCTCTAAAACCTATTGTTTTTGGTGTCTTGGTGTCCAATATATACTAAAAGCCTCTGGGGAACACCAGGGGCAAAAGCGGCCATCCGCAATAATATTACCGGATGGCCGCGATTTTTTTGGTGTCTTGCGTGGGACCACGCATTAAATGAAATCTAACCAATCACATGCCGCCTGACAAGGTTAGCTATTAAGGCTAACTGAGTGCGCTGTGGGCCTATATAAAGACATGTGATTTCAATTTATGCTTTACTTCGAAATGCCTAAGCGGGATGCCCCGTGGCGTTCTATGGCGGGGACCTCTAAAGTGTCCCGCAATGCTAACTATTCACCTCGTGCAGGTATGATCCATAAATTTGATAAGGCCGCTGCTTGGGTTAACAGGCCCATGTACAGGAAGCCCAGGATTTATAGGACGTTTAGAAGCCCAGATGTTCCTAGAGGCTGTGAAGGGCCTTGCAAAGTCCAGTCTTATGAGCAGCGGCATGACATTTCCCATGTTGGTAAGGTCATGTGTATTTCAGACATAACACGTGGTAATGGTATTACCCATCGTGTTGGGAAGCGTTTTTGCGTCAAGTCCGTGTACATTTTGGGCAAGATATGGATGGACGAGAATATCAAGCTCAAGAACCACACCAACAGTGTCATGTTTTGGTTGGTTAGGGACAGAAGACCATATGGCACCCCTATGGAGTTTGGCCAAGTGTTCAACATGTTCGACAACGAGCCCAGTACTGCTACTGTGAAGAACGATCTTCGTGATCGTTATCAAGTCATGCACAAGTTTTACGCAAAGGTAACCGGTGGGCAGTATGCGAGTAACGAGCAGGCGTTGGTGAAGCGTTTTTGGAAGGTCAATAACTACGTTGTGTACAACCATCAAGAAGCAGGGAAATACGAGAATCATACGGAGAACGCTCTGTTATTGTATATGGCATGTACTCATGCCTCTAATCCTGTGTATGCGACATTAAAAATTCGGATCTATTTTTACGATTCGATAACAAATTAATAAATTTTGAAATTTATTACATGATTCTCGTGAACATGAGTTACATAAGATCTGTCCGTTGCGAAACGAACAGCTCTAATTACATGATTAATACCAATAACACCTAGGTTATCTAAATGAGACATTACAAGGCATTTGAATCTACTTAAATATGTCGGCCCAGAAGCTCTCATCGAAGTCGTCCAGACTTGGAAGTTGAAGTAGGCTTTGCGGAGATCCAATGCTTTCCGTAGGTTGTGGTTGAACCGGACTTGGATGTGGTAGATCCTGGTTCTGGTGTACAACGGGTCCTCTACGCGTTGTATCCTGAAATATAGGGGATTTGGAACCTCCCAGATAAAAACGGAATTCTCTGCCTGAGCTACAGTGATGCTCTCCCCGGTGCGTGAATCCATTATCTGCGCAATTGATGTGGAGGAAGATAGAACACCCGCAGTTCAAATCAATGCGTCTTCGGCGTACAGCTCTCCTTTTAGCAATCTTGTGCTGTGCTTTGATAGAGGGGGGCTTCAAGAGTGATGAATTTTGCATTTTTGGTAGTCCACGCTCTTAGTGATGCATTTTCCTCTTTGTTGAGGAAACTTATATAACTGCTCCCCTCTCCTGGATTGCACAGCACGATTGAGGGTATGCCACCTTTAATTTGAACTGGCTTGCCGTACTTACAGTTTGATTGCCAGTCCCTTTGGGCCCCAATAAGCTCTTTCCAGTGCTTTAGCTTTAGATAATGCGGAGCTATGTCATCAATGACGTTATACTCCGCATTATTTGAAAAGACCTTTGAATTAAAGTCGAGGTGCCCACTCAAATAATTATGTGGTCCTAAAGCACGCGCCCACATGGTCTTGCCGGTTCGTGAATCACCTTCAACTATGATACTAATAGGTCTTTCCGCCCGCGCAGCGGCACTCCGACCAAAATAGTCATCTGCCCATGAACTCATCTCGTCCGGGACGTTAGTAAAGGAGGAGAGTTGAAACGGAGGAGCCCATGGTTCCGGAGCCTTAGTAAAGAGTCGCTCTATGTTAGCTCTAACATTATGATAACTAACAATGAACGTCTTTGGATCTCCAGCCCTTATAATTGCGAGAGCCTCTTCCACACATCCCGCATTGACGGCGTTGTGGTAGACGTCGTCTTTATTTGCCTTTGTACCCCCAGACACCTTGTACTGCCCGGATTCACAATAATCACCATCTTTGGTGATGTAATTCTTGACGGCATTGGTGTCTTTGGCTGCCTGAATGTTTGGGTGAAAATTGGCAGACCTTCTGGGGTGAGTGATGTCGAAAAATCTAGCATCCTTGATGTTCGACTTTCCTGATAGTTGGATGAGACAGTGTAAATGGGGGAACCCGTCTGAATGTTCCTCTCTTGCGACTCTGATGTATGTGGGTTTGACGACTGACCACGACAGGGTTTGAAGCATCTGAAGAGCTTCATCTTTGGGTATGTCGCACTGGGGATATGTTAAGAATATATTTCGGGC